TTTTGCATTAATTTCATTTTCTAATTCTTGAAGTTTAATTTTGATTTGACCTTTTTCTTCTTCTGAAGTGTGGACACTGTCGATAACCTTACCAACAGTGTCTACTAAAGATCCGCCTAATAATTTTGAAAGCATTAATTAATTTATGCAACCCACCATTGGTAGACTGCAACAGCCACTATGATAGTGACTATCCATTTTGCGTGTGTATTTAGTTTATTCCATAAACCAAATGTCCAATCCCATATTTTTTTCATTAGAATACCCCCTTGAAAGGAACTTTCTTGACTTGTACCGCATACTGACCTTGAGTCTTTGACTTAGCTGGATCAGTAGGAGCTAACTTAAAAGGCACTTTTGCCTTATCTGTCATTTGATATTGGCCTTTGTCTATACTTTTTTCTTTCATTTTAAAATACCTCTTAATGTACTGTCGGTTTTACCCACTGTACCTTGCTTCCACCTATGGTGTCAATCAAATTTATTGCCATTTCAGTGCCATAATTTTCTTCATAGATCATTCTTGTTGTATATAACATTGCAGTTGCAATAATGACTTGTTCTTCAGGTGTTGTATCTGTTTTTTTAAAATATTTAGATAATTCTTCCATATATTTTTGTAATTTTATATCTGACATTATTTTTTCTTGGATAATCCAGCCTCAGAAAGTGCTATAGCAATAGCTTGTTTACGATTTTTCACCTTTTTCTTTGATTTTCCAATATTTAATTTTTTATTTTTAAATTCTTTCATCACTTTTTCGACTTTTTTCTGTTTTTTATCCATTTTTAGCCTTTCTTGGTGTTGTAAAGAACATTTTTTATTAAAGTAGCTCTTAGATCTTTGTCTAAAGATGTTCCTTTTCTATTTTTTTTCAAGCTTGCATACTTTTTCATCAAGTCTGCACGTGTAGGAGCTTTATATCTTTTGTTAGAAGTAGTTGTGTTGGTAGTGTTGCTACTTTTTGTGTTTAATTTAGGAACTTTAATACTCATGTTATTAGCCTAACATGTTTTTTGCTATGTTGATAGCATTTCTCTCCCTTGAAACTTCAATTTTTTCTTTATCAACTTGGTCCTTTTGTGCAAGTCGAGCAAGGTCGAGTGTTTGACTGTTCTGATCTTCTTGTGTTCTACGTAATAAATCAGCTTTTCTTATATCTAACTCATCTTCTTTTAAAGCAACTAAAGGATCTTTACCTGCATCAGGCATCATTTGTTGTTCTTGTTGTACTAATTGTTCTGTTAATTCCACAATTCTATTAGCAATCGCTTTTTGTGATTCTACTTGAATTGCTTGCATCTCTTCAGGAGACATTTGGATACCTTGTTGCTGTGCTTCCATCATCTTCTGTTGTGCTGCTTGTTGTATTTCTTCATTCGCCATGGCAGAAATGTGATCAGAGATATGAGCTTGTAAAGCCATCAAGACTACTAAATTACTTTTAACTAATTGAGAGCTCATAAAAACTTGGTGAGCTTTAATATGAGCCATGTGATCTTGTCCAGGAAATACTTGAGCGGGCATATTACGTAAGGCATTACCATTCTCGATACCTGGATCGAGTGGTTGTGGTTGAGGTGGTTCTGGTAAAATTTGTTCAATATTAGAAACTCGTAAAGCCACATACATTCTTCTATATGCTTCTCTTAAATTATGTAACTGAGGTGCAGATTGTGCCATTTGTAATTGTGTCTGAGCCATCGCAATACGCTGTGACATAGAGAACATACTAGGATCACTAACAGGCATGATGTCAATTCGATCATCAAAATCTGCTTGTTTAATATTAGGATTAATGTTTCCCACACTGTAAGGATAAACAGGGGGTAAATAGATTTGAAAAGTTTTTGCCAATAATGCAAATTCTTGTTTTTGTGCATTGTGTAATCTTTTGTGAATAGAACTTATAACCATCGTGCCTCGTTCCATTAAGGCAACAGTTGTTCCTACAGGAGCATTTTGATTAATCTGAGCATCACCAATTTTTGAATCAGCTACAGAAACAAATCTCTTAGCTGCATCGACACAGAAACCTAAAAGAGCGAATAATGTTTGATCGGGTCCTTTGTAAGGAAGATTGATGAGAGCACCTTGAATCGTGCCACTCGGCGCATCCACATCTCTAAACTCACCGGGTTGTAAAGGTTGATCATCATCTCTAATACGAATGCCTCTTGCTTTAAAACCAGCAGGTAAATTACTTAGGGTTCCCGCATCAAGTAACTGACGCAAAGCGAGAGTAGCTGTTTTTGATAAGCCACCTATCATATGAATAAGACCAAAACCATAGAACCCTAATCCAGGAAGGAATTTGTAATGAACAAAATAAGCTTTCTTTTTTCTTAATGGATCTCCTTTTTCATAATTTCTGTAGATAGATAATATTTTATTGCTACCTTCATCAATAGTTACAATGTAAGGAAGTTTTTGACCTTGTTCATCTTCATATCCTGGTAAGTCTAAGTAACAATGACACTCATACAAAGTATACATATCAGATGTATATCCACTTGATTTTGTACCTTCGATAGAATCATATTTGTCTTGGACTTGGTTATCATTATTGTATGGTTGTATTTCAACATCCCTATACAAACCAAATATTTGTTTTTTCTTTAACTCAATCTCATTCATCTTGATGATGTGTGTTACTCTTTCTGCATCATCTAAATAACTAGCACCATAAGTAACAACTAAATCTTCTGCGGGTACAAATTGAGAACGAGCTCTTTCTTCTGTGGAATCATAAAAAACTTTTCTAAAAGCAGAACCTGCCAAAGGTAAATAAAATAACATCTGGTCAGTTTCTGTTTCATAATCTTTCATCACATAAGTAATTTGATAATTCATATAATCTTGAACACGTTGTGCTTGTTCTTCTAACTGTTCATTAGAGGCACCAATGATTGCTGTCTTAACAGGACCATTAGCAGGTAATAATTCTTTGTAAGCTTGAGATTGAAACTGTACGGCTGCTTCGGAGAGTACAGGATGTGTTACAGAAGAGGCCCCTCTAAATGGTCTTGTACGCTCTTCATATTTAAATCCTAAAAGATCTAAACCTTTTGTATATTGTGTTTCCCAATCTTCTCTGGAAGTTTTGTCATCTTCAATAGAGGACATTAGATCAATAGAGATATTATCTAAATCTTCATCAGTTAAATATTCTGCTAAGTTAGAATTAAAATCTTCTTCGCCTAGTGGCTCTTCTGTCATGGGTTGCATATTACCCATATCATCTTCTACAAACTCTGTAATAACTTCTTCGGATCCTGGTTGAATAATCTCTAGTGGATCACCTTCAATTTCAATTTTATCTTCGTTATAATTTATATCGGTTGTTACTCTTTTATCGACTGCCATCATACATCCTTGTGTTTGGTCTTTTGTTTGGTTTCATTAGTTCAAATCCTCTTGGTCTAACTATTCTAACGGGCTTTTTCTTTTTTACGATCTTTTTTTTCATAGTGAGTCAATTCCAAATTTTTGTTTTATACGCATTTGCCCTAATTCTTCAGGAGTAAAGTACTCAGCTGCTTCTGCCTCACTAGGAAAAGCTAATTCTAAGGGAACACCTAACATAGCTCCTGTTCCTGATCTTAGTAACTCAGAAGCTCCTCCTGATTTAATAATACCTAAAAAACTAGCTAAAAATGGTTTCATGTATTTTGGTCTTACTTTTTTGTAAATGTTTTCAGCTACCGCTTCTGCATTAACAGAAGAAAAACTTCCTCTCATTTTTTCCATTACTTCTTTAACCATTTCAGGTTTAATTTCTTGATTAAAGTATTTAGAAAGAGCAAATAAAAATCTTGTTTTGATAGCACTTTTCATTTGTGTTTTTGTATAAGGTTTTCCTGTATCAGGATTTACTTGAAATTGTTTTTCTATATCTTGTGGATAATTATCAATTAATTCTTCAATAGCAGAATCAATTGCTTTGGTATCTGACTTAGTTATATAACCCGCTTGTTCTAAAGCTTCTGTTGTAAAACCTCTCATACCAGAAGTGGTGGATGATTTAACCTTCATTCCTTTTTCATAAGTGCCACCTACATATTCTTCTGGGTTAATATTTTTTTCGGATAATATGGCTTCTAGTAGATCAGGATTTTTTGCTAATTGTTTGTACTCAGGAAACTTAATAGCATATTGTTTAGCCGCTTCTTTTTTTAAAGCTTCCATACTAGCAGGATTAGGAAAATCTTTTTTTACTTTTTCAAAATAGGATTCAAAACTTTCTCCTGGTTTTACTTCTGTAAAAACAGTTCCTGCGGGTAAATCTTTTTCAATACGAGGTCTAGATTCCTGTATCTTTTGTTCTAATTCTACTGTGGCATCTTCAGGGGGAATAATAGATCCAGGCTCTGCTATTTGTTTTCCTAAATTTTGAATTTCTTTACTACCTGTTTCCGCTAAACCTAAAAAAGTTTTTCCTGTCTTACCTGTTTTAATTCCTGTTTCTTTAATTCTACTTGTACCCACAGGTGTTTCAGATGTGGGTGATAAAGTAGATTGAGTAGAGAAAGGTAATTCTTTTTCATATGTACCTGCTTTTTCAATATCAAAAATATCTATTGTTGTAGGTTTAACTTCGGAAGGTTTAATTCCAATAACCTTGTTTAAATAATCTTGTATGTCTTTAGTAAATGGCATCAGTTATAATACTCATATGTTCTATAGTCCTTGCTGTCATCTCGATAATCATCCTCGAGATCCACAAAGTTTCCAGCACGGTAACGCATCAATGCCTGTGTCGTGCTGTCCACATAGTCATCGTGTTCGCCATACGGGAACGCTGCGCATTCTTCAATTAACTCTTGCGACCATTCTCGATCCACATAAAATACTTTACCCGACTCAAAGATCGGTGCAATTGCGTTAACTCTTGACAACTTATCATTCCCTCTACTAGGTGTAAAGTTAGATATAGGTATTCCTAGTCTATTTAATTCTTGTGTCAAAGGAGCTCCCGAGGCTTTTTGTTCAATGATAACTGTATCAGGATCCCAGTACTTATATTGATTTAAAGCAACTTTTTTCAATTCAGGAAAATCCCATCTTCCTTTTAAAGCATCGAGAAGCAAGACTCCTGTGCCTAGCATCCCTTCATGTTGAAACACACCCCATGTTGTAATAGCCGAATAGTCCGCTGTTTCTTTTTGGGAATAAGCAGTGTCATAGGATTGTATTTTATGAAGTAATGTAGGAAGAGGTTTTTTCCATTCTTTCCACCACTCTCTTTTTAAAATAGCTGTTTCTTCTGAAGTAGGATTCTGTTGATATTGAGCTTGCCATTTACTTTCACTAATCGCTGCTTTTACTTTTAATAATTCTTCTGCTTTCCAATACTCGGGCCAAACAGGATTACCACTGGGTAAGATAGCAGGAAACTCGATAACTTCCCATTTATCCCCTCGATCACTTTTTGCTTGAGCTCTGACTAACTGACCTGTCAAATCTTTCTCTGACCACCTCGTCATCACCACCACAATCGCACCACCGGGTTGTAAACGCTGACGAGGACCTGAGGTATACCATTCATACGCATTGTCCATAGCAGTTGAACTCAGGACATCTTGTTCTGTATGCGGATCATCAATAATCAATAGATCTGCACCACGACCTGTAATCGCTCCCCCTACACCCGCTGCATAATATTCTCCCCCGTGATTGGTTTCCCATCGACCCGAAGCTTTCGAGTCAGTGGCAATCTGGACATCATAAAAGACTTGTTGGAATAAAGGATCATCGACTAAGTTTTTCATCTTACGACCGAAGCGTGTAGCGAGTTCCGAGTTGTGAGAAGTTTGAATTATTTTAAGTTTAGGATTTCTACCAATCATCCATGCAGGAAACAGATAGGATGCAAATTCTGATTTTGTATGACGAGGGGGCATGTTAACAATCAATCGTTTTATTTCGCCTGTGGCTATCTTCTCAAACATCTCTGCAATTTTACGATGATGAGCACCATCGATAAACTCGGGCCAAACATGTTTGACAAAAGGAATAAATTTTTTCTCACAACTCTCTAAGAACTTTAATCTCTCTGTGATGAGTTGTTGTTCGAGTTCTTCTCGTTGAAGAGTTTCGAGATCCGTGTTGCTTGCTACTTGGTTCATTCTTGTATGTAGTTCATCACGAACTGTATCTTCTTGTTGCCATCTTCAATTTGTTTTGCAAAGTGGTCGAAGTAATCACGCATCATGTGGCAAAATTTTAATTTATGTTTTTTACTACCCTCAATCATCTCTACTAGATTCTTTGAATCAGAATAGATAACCGCATCAGGATGTAAACCAAAATAATCATCTGTGTCTTGCATCACATCAAATATAATATGAACTTCAGGAACCAGTCCTTCTCTCTCTTCTGCTAATTTCTGTCTGCGATGAAAATCTAGATCAATGATCATAGAAGTTATTTAAACTCCACCCATACCGCCTCGTTTGCTGACTCTATCTTTTAAACTATTAATGCCTCTATTATCTCTTACCATTTTTGACAATATGGTTCTGCCCTTATCATCTGTGGCTCCTGTGCCAATATAATTTTCTCTCATAATACCATCGGGTCCTTTAAATAATGTAGGTCCTTTACCGCCCCCTGAAGATTGACTAGGGGTACTTATTTGTTCCCCACCCCCTATAGTTCCTTGATCCGTGGTTCCTGCTAGGGTACCTTGATCTTTCTTCTTAAAGTATTTTAAAACACCCATCTTATCTTCTGCACCAAACTTCTTCCAGTTCTCTAGTGCATCGGGTCTAATCTTTCCTGAACGATCCACATACTTTGACCAACTCGTGGGATTACCAAATAAATCTGTTTGAAAGAATTCTCCTTTAGTCGTGTAAGCAATCTGATCGAGGTATCGAGCCAAATCACTCGCATCACCGTATTGTGATTTATACTGTGATTCAAAATATTCTTTAGGTGTACCACCTGATGATTCAATAGCTAATTCTACAGCGGGAGATAGTCTATACTCTCCTGTACCAGGAGTATAATCATAACCCATAAACTTCCTGAATCCTGAAGAAGCTTCTGCGGGTGTAATAGTTTGTAGGATACCTTGATTAGCAAGAGTCTCTAAAGCTTCTGCATTACGACCGCTTATCGCACCACGGGTTAGCAAACCGAATATAGGGTTAATGTAGCCCATACCAAGAGTCGTGGCTCCTTCTCCAGTAGGTAAAAGATCAAATGGTCCACCTGATGTAAAAGGACTTCTGCTAGTTAAGTTTTCGTAATTATAAGTTGATTTAGGATATAAGGTACCTGCTAATAGGGCTTTGTAAGCACCTGCTGGATCCGATGGATCTAACAAATAACTCATCGCTCCTGTACCACCACCGAGTGCAGGATCTTGTGTAAAGTAACCTTGTGGATTTATTTCAGCCATATACGAAAAATATACAAATGTAGAACAGTTTCAAGTGTAAATGTTTCTATGAATTAGGGCCTTAGGGTAAATATAAAAAAATAGGGCTAAGAAATGGTCCCCCCAGGTATCCAGTTCCTGCTCATCTGGTCGGGCTAGGGTACCTTAAATCATTTTAACCAGAGCCCAGAGCTTCAGCTCAAGGGTGGGGGTGCAGCTCCCCCAGACCGAGAAAATCGTTTGGGGGTCTTGTCGTAGTTTGCATGATGCTCGCTCCTGGTCACACTAAACGAGGCAGCTCTGGGAATTCGCCAGGTGTTTTTTTCCTGATGCGAAGCACCAGGGCACAAATTGCGACAGGGGAGCTGCAGCTCCCCCGACCAGATTAATTTAATTTTGGATTAGTTTTTTTATCCTGTTGAGTTGATCTTTTAGATAAGACTTAGGATAATCGTTTAATAGCTCTTGGATCTCGGCTCTAAAAGTTTCAGGGTCAAGATCATCAAAGAACGATTTTAAATCTTCCAGAGAAAAATTAATAATTGATCTTCTGGTCTCTTCTGGAATTAGATCATCATCAACCCAGTCGTAATGCTCCAGAGCTTTGAGTTGATAAAGATCTAATTCGGTTAATGAATTAATATTCGTCATCGATGTTCTCACCCATCTCGGTCATGAGCTCACGATACTCGGAGCTATCACCAAAGATCTCTGGGCGATATTGTGAACGCAAAGTATCTTCGCACTTATCACAACACCAACCACAAGAGATACCCATGGAGTCGGTTAATTCATACCTTGGATAATCCTCAGGGGATTTACAAGGCTTCTCATCATTGAAAGCCATACGGCATTCATCAGGTTGTCTAAAATCAAACATGACTAATGCTTCAAAGTATTCTTAACAGGATTAAGAACATCCTGAGGTTGCAACTTGTCGAATTGTTTTTTAGTCTGGACTACTACGACATCACCTACCAGAGGCTCTCCCGCAATAACAGATGCTAAAATATTCATCGGCAATTTAAGAGCTAGTCCATCTTCATTGACTGCGAGCTCTCCTGAAATTTGTTTAGGATGTCTAACAAAGGCGACATATCCACCAACAAGTTTACGAATATCCTCAAAGCTAGTCTCAGGAGCTAGGCTCTCGAAACTGCCATTGGATTTTATTAACGTATAATGTTTCATAATTAATTTCTCCTTATCCTAAATTTATATTTTTTTATTTAGAAAGTCTAGTAGCCCGAAGGCTACCAGTAATCTAGGTCAATAATTATTATCATAACCTATCCCCTTTCTTGAAATCTAGGAGAACTTAAGAGCATTCGTGGGATTTGAACTTATTACCCACAACTTTCGGTAGAACAGATGGTTTCTCATCTACTTGAACCTACTCCTCAAGACCTCAGACATTTGTCCATACTTCTTGAGCCCTGTACCTTACGACTCTGTTTTAAAATCGTTATTCAGTCAGAATGCCTCAAAGTAGCTTGCAATCTATTTTGTTTTAAGTTCTCCTATATTTCTAATTACTATATCGAGCCAATCTCGAAAAATTCAACTTTTTTTTTCAAAAAAATTAAAAATAGTTTCATATAAAGTTTATGGGTAGTTTGGTTTTTTTTTCAACCAACTTAATTAATTTTTTTTGGAGATAGCCAGGGGGGAGGCTCTGGCCGATTTAATCGACCAGAGCAGAGATATTAATTATAAAGTTTTATTGTAAAAACGAGCTCCCTCAAGAGCCTCGTCAAAAGATAATTTACTATTTAACATTCTATCGACCAGATGCCTAAGTGCTCCCATGTCGGTTGAATAATCATTAACATTAGCTTCTGGGCTCTTGTCAAAAGTGGTTATTAATTTAACTAAAAGTTTCCAGTAGTTAGCTTCATAATCATAATTATTTTTCATGATAATACTTCCAAACATCTTTGGCCCGGAGAGCCTTTGGTGCATAAGCTTTAACCATTCGACCAATCCACTTGGAGCGAGAGGAATAACCAGCATTACATTTGTATCCCATAAATCTTTCAAACCTCGCCCAGTCGTAAGTATCTTTTCTCGATTTAGCTAGATGCTCGTATAAGTTTAATCTGAAATAAAGTTCTCTAACTGTTTCAGAATGAATTACGGGTACCTCGAGAACAGTGAGCAACAAACCAAGATTAAAATCATTATTGTTGCGTGCTTCAAGAAACCTGCGACCCACCTTATCTGTGACGGCTCGCCAATCAGTATTTAAAGTCATGTTAATATTCTCCTATATTCTTAGAATAATGTACCAAATAAAATGAGCAGTACAACCTTAATTATACTGCTCCGTGTTTCTCGCCTCTCGGCTCTTTCTTTGGTTGTCACTTAAGCTACTTTAAGATTTTCATCAATAATTAGTTTAAGTTTCTCCGATACGACCTTTGGCTCCAGTGGTTCAATATTCTCGTTAATGATCTCTCTCCAACTAGATGAGTGATTTACATCTCCAAAGTCTATGCGTTCTTGCACTAGAAAATTAACCCCAGTTTTTGACCAAGTGCCAAAAAAATTTATTCTATATAGGTATTCAATATCGCCATGCATTCCAGTTGTAAATTCATATATTGGTTCCGCATCTCGGTAAGTGGTTGGCTCGTGCTTCTGGTCTAATAGTTTAGTCATAAATTCATTTATGTTTTTTGAATTACATAAACAAGAAGCTAGGTTGTAGCCAGTTTCTTTTAAGTAGCCGTCATAATGACGATAGAGCCAAATTTTAGTCATCTTGTTGGTTATATAAATATTCGTTCTTGTACTCATGTTAATATTCTCCGTTTCTATTGTGGGAGATTATAGGAACTTTAAATAATTATCAAGTTTCAAAAAATCTTTTTTTACTGGCTCTAGTTCCAAGATACAAGGAACACGATCAAAGCCAAGAGAGATCAGTTCCTTGCCTCTGTTCCCCTCAAAGAGTTTAAAGCATCTTGCTTCTAGGCTCTCGACTATATAAAAATTTATAGGACATTTGGTAAAATGATTATAATTCCAAGATATTTGTAAGGGTGAGATAATAACTTTTTTCATCTTGCTACATTTAAATTCAAGCCAAAAACATTTTCCATTGTCATAGAAGCCGTAGATATCAGGTACTCCCCTTTTTAAATAAAGTTCCATTGGGGTAGTTTCAGCAGTAAGATTTTTGATTATTTTAGCTTTGAATTTATTTTCAGGTTTCACTAGGGCTATAATAACCCTAGTGAAAAAAAATCAAGTTTTAATTTGGGCTAGGTATTTTAGCCTGAGGTAATGCGTTGAAATCGTCAATCAAGATATCCAACCAACCTTTGACATCTTCGATAATTTCAATATTAGCCCTGATTATATTAGCATCATCAACTGGAATACTAAAATGGACTGGGCTATTGTTATGGTCAGGAAGAGCCTCTAGCATAACCTGATTAAAAGTCCTATTAAATTTAAGCCTGATAGCTTTTTTATTTAAATAGCATAAATCAGATTTAGGTAGATAAGTTATATTAACTGTTTTATTTTCCATGACACATATCCAAACATTCTTGCAAGGTATATTTATTCTCAGGGAAATGACGATCTCTTTCCAAAGGCATATTAAAAGGTTTAACTCTAAGTTTTTCTAATTCCCAAAAGGAAAAACTCCCCATTTCAGGAAAGCCAAGATCAGCTACTCCAAAAGCAAGTTGAAGTTCAGGATCATATTCAGATAAAAACCAAGTACCAGTTCCATAAGGATTAAAAATCTTAGCAACGACTTTCATATCCTCTATTTCTCCATTGTTAGCCTCTTGTAAATGATGATTAGCAATTAGCTTTTCTTTTTGTGCTTTAGTTAATAACTTCATGTTTAACTTCTCCATTTCTAAGTAAATTTATATCCTAATTATCTAGGATAAACAACTTTTCTTTTAGCTTGGATATTTTATTAAAGAATACCACCAAATTCTCCACAAGGTATTTCCTCTTGGTGTTAAATTCATAATTGGTATTACTAATTTTAAACCTGATTGGCTCGTCAAAATTATTAACTCTTTTATTGGTGATAGACATAATCAGCATTAGTAGTTTTTTTAATGCATTATATTTATCTTTGTTTTTACAATTAATCTTTAAATACTCTATTCGCTCTTCAAAAGAATAGTTTTTAGTCCTACAAAAAATTATTCTCTTTCTCAGGGTATCGTAGTTATCAGCCAGTATCTCGTCTGTTTCAGTCCAGTCAAAAGGAACAGTCCGTTCTCTTTTGGGTAATTCTTTTTCTCGCTCTTCATTATAACCACTAAGATTAACTAACTGCTCTTTTTTTCTATCCTGATCGCAAAGTAAAGGCTCTTCGTCAGGTCTTTCTTCAGGCTCTTCTTCCTCTTCCCAGTCATCATCATCTTCTTCTTCCTCATCTTCTTCATAAGGATTACTGTCATCATCTTCATCAGGTAATTCTAAAGGTTTGTTTAATTCTTCCTGTTCCTTTTCAAATTCCTGTTCATACTCTTCATCTAGTTCTTCCTCAGGCTCTTCTTGAACTGGTGTTTGCGTAGGCTTTGATAGTTTATCCACTAAAAGATTAACTGCGTCTGTTAATGTAGAAATTTCTTTTTCCAAGTATGCAACTCTTTTTGAACTCTCAATTTGAATTTGTATCGTTTGGATTTTCTTATGTAAATCTCTAGCCAATACCATTTATTTCTCCCCTAAATCTCTTGCTACACTATCAATACAGTCATAACAAAAAACATTGTCCTCAAAAGTTATATTATGTTTTTTTTCGTATTGTTTTATTTTTCTATAATCGAAGTCAAAGTCGTCTAAATGATAATAGTTAGCCTCATCAGGTCTTTCATTAGAGCAACCACCAAGATCAAAATAATCTCCACACTTGGTACACTCCCTATAAGAAAATGGCTCGTCTGTTAATTCTTCCTGAGTTTTTTCAGAGAAACTTTTAAAAAAATCTCTAGTTATCATTTATTCCTCGCTTTCTTTTTCCATATTTCACAAATTTGTTGTCCTGTGCTATCATCTATATAATAGACAATTCCATTTATAGTAATGTAAACACAATTTTCTGATTTAACTTCAATTTTCATTTCTCATAACCCTGTTGTATTCTGTTAATTCAACTTTTTGGTCAAAGTAGGTAGGAATAGTATGAAAATGTCCGTTCTCATCTTCTTTAATAATTAATTCTCCCACTACATATTTTGTTTTAGATTGTATTAACCATGAGGGCATGGATTCTCTTATTGGTAGTCTTTTGATTGTTTTCATGTTTTTTCTCCCAGTATTTTTATATCACAATTTAGTCGTCTTTAAAAATATTAATTCCTATCATTATAAGAATTATTAGGATTATAGTTATACTAAAATATAGTGTCATTCTTCATATATCCAATCTAATTCTAATTCTGAGTGGATACAATCTCGGTCTATCTCTTCCCATGTAAAATCACTCATTGGGCTTTCCAATAAATCTCTAGCTTCTTCTTCACTATCAGCCTGTATCTCAGCATCATACCTAATATTAGTCATTTCCAGTTTTTTAAATTTAAATGTCTTTGTCATCAGTCCACCCCCACTCATCAATCTCGTCTAACGAATTTCTAAAAGGATAATTATTAATAAAAAATTTAAGATCATTAATATCTTTCCCTGAGTGTGCCTCATAATTAAAAACTGCTCCATTTAATTTTTTGATAGCATCACTGATAGTGATCATATGATCAATTATTTCTAATTCATATTTTTTGATTAGCCTTATCTTATCTAGTCTTATGCTTGTCATGATCGCTCCCATAGTTTTTTTCTTCAGATATTATCTCTTGTAATATGTCATCTAAGTCATATTCAATTTCTTCTGCACATCTATCACTAATTTGACAATTTAAATTTTTGTCATATGTTTTTCCGTCTTTAGTTTCAAAATGTCCAATTACTGTAAATCCAGTCCATTGTTTAGTAGTCATAGTTTCCCCCTTTAGAAAACATAATGTTTAACATCTACTTTAGTCCACTTCCTCTCACCTTGTAATTTATATTTTAATTTATTTGGATATTTTCCCCAGTTCTTAAAAAAATCATCACAAGTTTTTCTGACAAAGTAGTCTGAGTGGTGGTATTCATCAAAATCATGTTCAGAGATTAATGTATGAATATCATCATTAGCTTCCAAATATATTTTGTAAATACCCTCACTCTTTTCCAACTCAGTAGGAATATACATTAAGATATAATTTCCCCTGTCTGAGCATTACGATCAATTCCTAGATATTCTTTTTCATAAATCACATCTAAGTTTTGTCGCTCTAGTTCTCTCCAAACTTCACCTTTGATGTTGTCGGAAAGTTCACTAACAATATAAGAAAGTTTTTGTAAATCTTTCTTCTCTACTGTTTTTTCGTGGTAGTCATCTAATTCGCCAGTCAGTTCTAATAGTCCTGATATAAAGTCGAAAAAGATTTTTCTATGAGTATCACTTAACTCACATTTTTTTACTAAATGATCGTATGAGTACATTTTATTTCTCCATTTATTATATCTGGGATATTATGGGAATTCTTCTCCATAGACAAGACTTTTATAACAAGGACTTATGGTGTCAGGTCTAGGAAATTCTAGTGTTGTTTCCAATAATTCCTTATGTTGCTTTTTTTCATAAGCAAGATCAAAATTTATAATAAAAGACTCAATATCTTCATCATGCCAAAATGTATAAAGTTTGTCCTTTAATGGATGCCAAAACAATGTCTTGTCTGTATGAACAGATATTACATCTCCCCTATGAAGAATATATGGATATAAAACATTTATTTTATAATCTTCAGGCTTTACTCCGAGAAATTTCTCTACCATAGCTAAAGCAACTGGACAACAACCAGTGGAACTTTCTCCATACTCTAAATGAACATCTCTAATATCTAAATTAAACATTATTCATCCACCTCTTCATATCCAACTATTTCAATTTCAGGACTACCACTCATAAAATTGTATTCCCAACTATCATCAAAATTATTGTAATGAGTTTCTTGAAAATCCTCATAGGCTTGTTCTTTAATATCACCTGAAAGAGCATCTTCATCTACTTCGATAACTTTGACATATTCTTCAATAGCATTCATTCGTACTCTAATTTTTTTCTTCTTAGTCATTTTTTTCTCCCTTTATTTTTTTAGCTTCAATAATGAAGTAAACATCATCTTTATTTGGTTTATCTATCGTATGACAAATAAACTCATACTCAGGATATTTTTCTCCCAAGTACATGGCATAATAATTATAAAAAGTTTCATCATCATCACCAAAGTCAGTAATAAAGGTATCAAAGTCCTCTTCATCTTTTATTTCAGATAAAATGCTCTTATCCCAATCTTCTTCATCCTTGACATAATGTTCAGCGAAACTTCTCTCATCTTCGTCTGCATAATTAAAGTCGTAAATACTATCCCATTCACCAAAAACATTTAGTTCAGTATCAATAGGATGAGTTTCTTTGTAGGTTTTTAGTTCCATTATATTTTCCTTCCTCGCATAGCCCATTTAGGAGTATTTAAATTTTCAAACCAATCTTTAACAGTAGGTATAAAACCTAAATCTTCCATAATGTGTTGCTCTGCTATTAATCGAACAGGAATTTCTTTTCCTGTCGAAATTGTAATTGTCTTACCAAACTTTTCTTCACACCAATAACAACCTAAGGAGTGGTGTTTTAATGCTCGGTGATTTTGAAAAGCATAGTGAGATTTAGTATCATCAAACCAATCATGGATAGCTTGATAATCTTCAGGAGTTCCCCCAAACTTTTTAGAGGAACTCAAAGAGTGATGATAAGGATGAGCCATTAATATTCTTCGTTCCCACTTTCACTGTCACTAAAGTATCTAGTGTATTCATGAGAAATTAATTTTTTGTCATCCATACAATTAAATTCAAATTTACCTGATTGTCCGTCATTAATTTCCCAACCACCATGATTAGCTTCCAGTAAATCGTAAACACAATCTTCCAAGTAAACTATAACTTTGTCTATTTGACTGATTGTATTCTCTATTTTTTGTTTAAGTTCATCTGTCATCTTTTCTGAAAAAAGAAATTTTTTATCTGCGTATGCACCCAAATAAACAAAATGATTGTTGTCAGATAAATTAAAAGTGTAATCGTCTATACAACCACTATCACCACTACCTGAATAATCTACTTCGACAGAAGTAATATCTTCTTCTAGGTAAAATTTTAACTCATCTAACCTTTGAAAAATTCTTTGCTTATTGACTTCTGCTCTAACAGATGCTTCTTCTTTTCTTTTTTTCCACTCAGCTTCCCAATCAGTATGGACAATCTGATTGATGACTTCTTCTTTATTAGTTTGTGTAGTTTCCGACATAATAATACTCCTATATTAATTAGTTAGGAGATTATGGGATATAAATTAAATTGTCAAATAAAAAAAGCCCACCTAGTAAAAGTGGGCTTTATGTCAAAGTTAGGAATTAAGCAAGTAATATCAAATTACATTAACTTTTCAATAAGTCTTGCTATCTTTTTTAATAACCATTCTAAAATCATATTTGTTTTGCCTCTTCTATTCTAAATTCTTCTATTTTAATAGATGTTGGAAATATCTTATCCTCTCCCTCATCAACTAATCTGTTTCCATTTTGTTCAACCTGTATGATTGCACCAATTTCAGTATTATCTTCCACAGTATAAACTTTGGTATATGCTTCATAAACATAGACCTTGTATTTTTTCTTAGCCGACATCTATAAAGTTCTCCAAAAAATTTTTTATTCTTTCTTTAATATCTTCATATTCCTCAAACGCAGGGGACATCTCATCTATTTCAATTCTGTCCTGAGAAACTTCTTGAATTAACTCTTGTAGCTTTTCATCTAAAAGTATTTCTAAATGGTCATTAAAAAATTTACTCATCTTTAACCTCTTCTACACTTTCAACAAAATACCACTCTTTTTTAACTTCATTATCTTCACCTGATATTATTCCCATACCATTTTCAGCTTTATGTTCAGCTTCATCACGATCATTAGCTTCAATAATAAGATCATACCAAGTTTTGACATATACTCGTGTTTTGTAGTGTTTCATTTGATCTCCTATTAAAAAGTGCTAAACCCTACCCAGTGTAAAGAAATGATTAACAAGGAAGGAACTGAGCAAGGTTTAGCGACTTGCAGTTTAAGTTTGCTTTTTTTAAAGTGGTTGTGAAAAACTTAGAGGCAACCTCTGAAACCAATCCACCCATGAAGTAAAAAGACATCACAAATATTTGAACAATTTTGCTAGTAGTTAAAAGCGAGGAGAAATTAACATAAGATGTATTGCTCAAATTCAAAGATCGACCAGAGCTCAAGGGAGTTCCAACCTGTGCCGACCACATTGGAAATGTGTTTTGAGAACTTGTGATTGTGTCTTTTCTCCTTTCTGACTTCATGAATATTTTTGTATTATAACTTTATGGGATTGTCAAACTAATTTTTCAAAAAAAATTAATTTTCTATTTCTTTAAATTCTGCGTCTTGAATTAATTGATTTTCTTGTCTGTATTTTTCTAATTTTTCTCTGAGTTCTTTTCTCGACATATTGTCCAGTGAAGCAGTCACTACTTCTTTTCGATCTACATAAAATCCACCCAGTAGTCCTCTTCTATACTCGGCATTAATCGCAGCACTGTACTGGTCTTTCTCAATAGCCAAATCTCTTAGCCTAGCTAATTCTCTTGCATGTTTCATAAATTCTATTTTAGCTGATTGGGCATAGTCTTTGGTTAGGGTATCAATATATTCTACTACCCTAGGAAACATCTTAGGATTTTGTAAATTACAAGCTATCTGAGTTGCACTATGTTCTGAGTACCCTGCCAGTTTAGCACACTCAGTGGGAGTGGCTCTCCCATTTTCTTTTACAAGGATTTGTGCAAAGGCTCGTTGCCTTCTGGTCAAACCATCTTCTTCTACTACATCACCTAATCGTTTAGACATTCACATTCCTCTATTTCTTGTGTACATAAGGGGCAATATTCAAGTAGTTCGTCAATAAAATCAAGCATTTTTATTTCTCCTGAAGTAATGAAGTAAGGCTAACGTATTGGCTAGGTAATGGCTAAAACCATTGAAATATATATATAATATATACATCATTACTCCATTACGTGAAAAAAATGAAATGAAAAAATTTTTTATATAATAATAGTTATAAAAATAACTATATATTGTTTTTCTTTTTGAATTCTGCAATGCTTTTCTCCAGTTTCTTTGCTTCATCATCAATTCCTCTTGATTTATAATACTCTAATTGTTCCATAGCATCCTTAAGTTTTTTCATGTTTTCTGAAGATTCTACCAAAATATCTTCAAAAGACCCTTGTTCCAAGGTGCTAGGATCATAATCCTCTCTTTTCGCTAATTCTTTATTGATCGCATCCAATCGAGCATGAGCCAAATGCATTCTTCTGGTATTGATATCTAACTTACTGTTCCATTTTTTGGAAATTAGATCTCTTATAGTTAAATCCTGTGGCATTTCCTTAACATTAGCTAAAGCTGTTTTCCAACGCTGTGGACTAGCCCAAGAGGTAGGCGAATTAAAAGCATTAAAATACTCCCTTCTTTGTTTATTAAGTTCAGCCGTAGATAATTTAGAAACCTCATTAGCTAAATCGACATCCGTAATAGGTTTACCATCCACATTATAAGAAACAGTATAAGGTTTCTTCACTTCCACCTCTAATTCTTCTTCTATCTCCACAGGCTTGGGTTTTTCTTGGGTTGTTTCTTCAACAACTTTCTCAATTTCATTCCACATGTTTTGTTCTCTGGCAACTCTTTCCATTTCACTTAAAGTCCCATAAGGTAAATTTGTTCTAGGCTCTATAGTTTTTGTTTCTTTGTCAAAATCAAAACCCTCTTTTTTTGATTTCTGTCTCAAGCTGTCCATCCAGTCTAAAAAATCAACTAAACTGCTAAACTTACCATCATCATCATCAGGTGGCTCTTGATTCGAGTTCCCTGATTCTTGCTTCTCGACCACCTTTTTCTTATCCTTATCCTTGTTCCCCATAGCCATAATCGTTGTTTGGCTACCTATTTCTGCGTTCGCGACACTCGGAACATCCAACAATAATCGTAAATAAGGGGGAAGTGGTAAAAATCGTTTAGAATCAGCCATTATGATCTCTCGTATAAAGGTTTATCCACTAGCCCACCCATAGCCTTTTTTTCGGTTTTAAGAGGCACTGAGGGGGTTTCTAGCTTTTTTGTGAGTTCTTCCTTAGCATCTGCCTGTCTTTCTTCAAAGATTCTATATAAAGTTTCTAAATCTACCTTATCGCCGTCACGAGTTCTTACCTTTTTGAAAAAATCATCAAAATCATATCCTATAGATTTATAATATTTGATAAGAGGTTTTTGGTATTTTTTATCAGCTTCTAATATTTCAACGGCACCCGTAAAAAAATGATCATCAGCAGGTAAAACTCTTTTTCCTTTAATCTCACTTAAATTATAAATACCTGAATGGATTAATTCATGTCGTATGACATCCTCTCTGGGCAAATTACCAAAATATTCATCTAATAATTTTATTTCTTTTTTAGAAAAATCATCGCCATATTGATATTCTTTAGGTCTTTCATACATAGTATCAGGCTCAACATAAACGGCTTTTAAAAGATTGCGTCTTTGCATTTCTTTTTCTACAGGATCGGTAGGAGTGTCCTCAGGATTATAAACACCGGGGGGATAATATAATCCTTCCTTAGTTAATTTTTGAAAAGGTTGAGAAGTGTCGGTAATTTGTTGAATTATTATTTTAGGATCATAACCTAATTGGGCGAGAGGATTATTGCGTAAAGCTGTATCTAATCCTGGGTACATGATGCCGAGCTTTTCTACGGCACGAAAGCTTGGGTGAGGTGTTTTATCCTCAGCCATTTTACTTTCCTTTGAAGGCTTTACCGTACCCTCTTGAAGCTAATCTTCCTGCCACTCTTGGTTTATTGCTTCGTGATGCAGGTTTATTTCTTTTTGTAGCCATGCCACCACTCTTCATTTTCATAACGGCACCACCATTTTTGCCTTTATCAGGTTTCTCTTGTTTATCCATTTGATTAAGGATTGATTTAAATTTGTTAAAATCTTCCTGAGTATCTATGTCCTTCCAACTTTTTATTTCATAATTGGTTTCAGCATCAAGAGCATTTACTGCATTGTTAATATCTTCTTGACTATATTTTAAACCACCACCGAAAGTTAAAGTCTTATCTAAGAACAAACCAATCTTTTCTATCAAACCTGATTTTTTTTCGTCAGCCATTATTTTTTACCCTTCTTTTTAGATTTTTTCATCATCTTGAAATCAGCACCGGTGATCTTGCCATCTTTGTTTTTATCCAATTTCTTTTGATTGCCCACCAGGCCACCTAATTTCATACAAATACCAAAGTCATTACGCATGACTTATTAGTACCACTAATGCAAGGTTTTTTCTATAATTTTTTTCTTGACACAAGGACAGGGAAGCACCACGAAAGTTTCCCCAAATTCGACAATAGAATAGCCCTCTCCTAAACAGAGAGAGCAATCCTTAACTATCTTGTTGCGTTTTCGTGAGGGAGATATTTTTTTCCTGTTTTCAGCCATGCACTTTTACCTAATGCAATACACTGTTTTAAAATAGTCTTAACAGGGAGTCCTGTGGTTTGTCTTATTTCTGCCACGATTGCATAATCTTCTAAATCAGCCGCTAGGGATTTATACTTGTTAATATCAGTCATCATATGTCCTTTCTTTCAAAATTAATGATATTGGATTTGTTGCAGAATACACTGGTGTAGTAACCTTCGTAAGACAACTGTTCGGAGATTGCTTTTCCAAGATCCAAGCATTCATCCAAACTAGTATAAGGTGTCTTATCCACAAACTGTTTACACAAATCTTTATGTGGCAAAACAGTACTGGCTACACAAATCGTTAATACCATTACATAATACATTCATTACTTACCTGCTTCTCCCCAGGTCTTGCCTCTTCTCTCATTAACCACACTGGGAACTTTTAATTTATCAACACAGTTTTCCATAATTTCCTTGACTTTATCAACTTCTTGGGAGTTTTCAAGACTAATATCTAATTCGTCATGAATAGCAATTTCAGGAATAAAACCTTCTTTGTATAAATCTAGCATAGCTTTCTTTGTTTGATCGGCTGCACTGCCCTGAATTAATCTGTTTAAAGCTTTAAAAGTATAGGCTCTACGAATATCATTTCCATATTCTATTTCTGCTTCTTCACGAGGAAGTGGTTTAGAGATACCCCATCGATTGGGTTCCCATAAAGGGAAGCGACATTTTCGACCAAGTAAAGTTCTAATGTGACCATGTTTACTAGCCGTACGAGAAGCAATTTCTTGCAACTCTTTTACAAAGGGAACTGTTTGATGATACTTATTTAAGATAACTTCAGCATCACTTACTTCTAATCCTAGTTCAGTGGCCATCTTTCCTTTACCCATACCATACATAATTCCTAAGTTAATACTCTTTGCTTCATTACGACTAATGTTTGCCATGTCAGCCACCATCTGGTGAAAGTCTACATCTGCACCTTGATTATATTGTTCTTCAATTTTATCACTGCCTGTGAGTCCACCTTTAGAACTCAAAGCATAGTGAACCAAGATGCGTGGTTCTTGTTGCGAGTAATCAAACACATGCCACTTCTTTCCTTCTTCAGGAATAAAAATATTTTTAATCATGTCCGCAATCACTTTGTTGCGTGCAGGCATTTGTTGAAGATTCGGATTCTGATAACTCATTCGACCCGATACAGTGCCACCACTTTCACTTCGTAGCTGATTGATCTCAGCATGAATTTTTCCTTTATAAGTATGTTTCTTTATAGTTTCGAGAAACGTGGTACGTGCTTTATTAATCTCTCGACATTTTACCACTAACTGAGGAAGCTCGTGAACATGAGTCGATAAAAAATTTTTCGCAAAACTCGGTGCCTCACTTTTCGGAGTTCGATCATAAGGAATACCTAACGCATCAAAAGCTTTCGCTACCGAAGCGGCCGCCCATATTTCGACATCGACACCTGAGAGTGATTTAATTTGTTTCAGGATATTTTTTTCTTCGGCTAAAAGTTTTTTCTCCAGTTGTTCTAGATTCTTTTCATCGATGCAGACACCTTTTTTCTTCATCGCATAAGTCAAAGGAATGAGATCTGTTTCCAGTTCTAAGATATGACCACACTCTTCTTTTTCTATTTCGTGTTTAAGTCGATGGTAGAGTTTAAGCGTGAGCAGGGTATCTTGTTCTGCATACCCGCCGACATACATCGGTGGCAATTTGTACATTTCGGCTTTGGCGTCAACCCCAAACTCCGCAGCAGCTTCCTGTAAAGCCGTCTCATTTTTCGTTTCACCACAGTAATCATAACCCAGTGAATTTAGATTATACCATCTACGATTTTCGTCAATGAGGGGAGCCATAATCATTGTATCATGAACACGACCATTCAGGGTAAAACCCTCCGCCTCTAACCACCCTATGTCGTAGGAGGAGTTGTGGAAGAGTTTAGGGGTATCAGAGGCGAAGATTTTTTGTAAAGGTCCACGTATAATTTCTAAATCAAAATTACCACCGCCTTCATGACGGATAGGGAAATATCCCTTCCAACCATCTACAGCGATTGCAATTCCAGCAACATAACCATCATTTCGACAGTAGCCTGGACCGAGGCTTTTAATATTTGGATCACAAGTTTCCACATCGATACAGATCATTTCTGCATTAGCAAGATTAGGTACTTCTTGTGGTGGCACCCACTCAGGGGGTGTTTGAAATGGTTTCGGTTTATCCTCGGACATTGTTTACCTTATTGTTTTTAAAGAACTCTTTATTTAAAACACGAGTGATAACTTGTTCCTCTCTTTTTAATTCTTCTTGTCTTTTACCATCACGATAACCTTGGTTATAGATTAAAGTAAAATAAACTTTTAAATTTTTATATTGTTCTTTTCGAATCATTGAGAATAATTCGTCTTTTGTGTAGTCTTGGATAGTTCTAGGTTTCTTCGGCATCGTCTTTCTCCTTTTTAAAATGTTGTTGAATAGCTAAACTAATATCTTCATGTAAGACAAGTAGTTGGCCAATAGGTAATTCCACAGGGGAATGTTTGTTTTCATAAAAATCATAAACTTCTTGGTCTGTTAGGGACACATAAAGTTTACCATCTTGATAAACAATTCTCATTGAAAGATCTCCGTAAATTCTTTGGAGCTATTACTACGAATTATATGTAAAGATTTTTTGGCACGTGTTGCACCAACATAAAAAACTCTTCTCTCACTATCACGATTAGTCATAAAGTTATTATCGGCCTTACGAGAAAGATCGGTTAATAACATCACATGATCTGCTTCTCCCCCTTTGGCTCCATGAATCGTAGATAGTTTTATTCTGGGTTCCTCTTTTAATTCATTTTTATTGCGAGATAAAATAGCACGTAAATAAATTGTACGAGTGTTGGGAACCTTATCAAGAGCATATTCCCATGGCATATTCGGTTTAGCTAATAGTCCATACTTATCTCTTAATTCTTCATAAGTAAATGTTTGCCCAGGCATGACCTGAACATTCATTCCTTTAAAACCTCTTTTTACATTAACACCAACGGACATGTAATAATAAATAGATTTGACTTCCTCTAAGTTTAATTCTTGTCTAGTTTGTAATTTGTACCAAGCAAAAACGGCTGTATATAATTTAGAAGCAATGGAAGGTTGATTACCTCTAGAATAGAAATGTCCATACTGTCTTAGATCATGTTCTATCTGGTCTAATAAATAATTTGTTCTTGCTAAGATTAACCATTGTCCATGATTAAAACTATCGGTAGATAATCGATAAGCATAACTATTAGTAAAGCCACGATAATTTCTCGGTTTCCATAATTTAGGCTGACGATGATTAATGCGTGATATTAAACGATCTGCTATATAATGTGTTGTTTTAGGAATACGATACGACTGTTCTAGTATTTCTTTTTCCCAATCTTTAGCATCAATTAATCGAGAAGGGTCTGCTCCTGCCCAATCAAAAATAGCTTGGTCATCATCACCTGCTAGATAGATCCTTGATGCGTGTTTCATAATTTTATCAATCACTTTCCATTGTAACCATGACATGTCTTGAGCTTCATCCACAATGAGTACTTCTAATTTAGGAGCCGTTCCTTCATTCACAAAGTCCACTAAAAGATCTGTATAATCTTTTACATACATGGTTTCTTTATATTTAATCAATGACTTGATGATGTATTCTGTTTTGGGAAAGCCTCCATCTAGCTGACCAAAGCGATTGTATTCTTGTTCTAATGTGGTTCCCCTAGCCCTTGAGAGATCGTAAATATGGAGATGTTCGTTATTATGTATAGAAACGCCGATCTCATCAGCCGATGTGACCGAGACTAGGGGAACTTTTATTAATTCCGACAATTCAGAATAATGAGCTGATTTCATTATTTCATCTTGAGAATAATTCATACTTTTAAAAACAAAGGAATGAATTGTACGAAACCAAGGTAAATCTTTTTTAGTAATTTTAAATTTTGTACAAGCACGATGGATAGCTTCTTGTGCCGCTTTACGAGTAAAAGCTAAATATGCAATACGATCAGGGGGAACACCTTTGGCTAGTTCTTCTTCTACAATTTTTAAAAGGCGTGTTGTTTTGCCTGTGCCGGGGGGACCGAAGATTATTTTTCTAGACATAAACCATTATCCAATACAACTTTTTCTTCTGTTTCAATCCAGACACGAGCTCCACAAGGAAGAGGTTTGTCAGGGCTATAGATTACTTTCGAGGGTCCTTCAATAATAACTTCGTGAGCATAGTTATTTGACTTAGATGTCTTAACTGTAATAACGGGTTCTTTCGTACCATTCTTTTTATTTGATTTAATCTTGTGTTGATTAATGTGAATTCTTTTTTTCATACTATTCTACAATCTCCTTCGGGATCGACATAAATGAATTTTACACCCAACTCCTTCTGCCTGTCATTCTTTATTCGATAAATAATTCTTCCTCTCATCTTTTTTGTCTTGACATCATCGCTATACCTGTTTACGGACTTCACATCAAACAAATGGACTTCTTTATCTTTCAATGCAACCAAATCAACTGGGCCTACTTTGTAGATATTGTCAAAAACTATATAACCATTCTCTGCGAGCCAGAGGGTTGCCATTTGATGACTAATTACCCCTTTTAGATGTGTTCTAGGGATCACAGTAAAGCCTCCGATCCATCATCCATATCAGGAACCGAGAAGCTTGTTTCGTGTGACCTGTCGTGAGGAACCATCCACACAAATTCTGTTTTATTGTTTATGGATAAACGATGATCGCCCCCTCTTCTTTTAAGTCGAATGTGGGCAGCCATTTCCGTTGTTGTCATACCTTTAAACTTTTTCTTTTCTTCTAAAAAATTAATCAAGAATTCCATTTTAAAATAAGCTTTCATGACACCTGATTTTTCATCTTGTTCATATAAAACATTACCTAGTTTTATTTGTTCACGACTATCCGCCATGGGTGTTTCATCTAAGAAAGAATTTAATAAAGAATCAAAACGACCTGCTTTTGTAATCTCTCTCGGCATCTCTATTACTTGAACCTTACTTAATAATTCATTTAGGAGTCTAATCCATTTCTTTTGAGCAATAGGTTCAGGAAAAGGAATGACGTTAATCTCATCAATACATTTCTTCATAAATAAAGACTGGGAATATAATTCATCGGTGCTCAGTTCAATAGGTTTGCCATCGATGTTCATAAACCAAATAGATTGATCGGATTGAAACTTTCTTAAGTCTGATAATTGAGAGGCATAATCTTCTCCAATACCAAATTTACGAACACTACACTCTGTGGAATTACAATGATTACACATAGGCGGAACTTTACATTTATATTGATAGTCTTGTTTCTTATGCTGATTAATTGTTTTCATGACTTGGGCAGAACTTAAAGGGGGTTTCAT